GGTTCACAGCAGGGTGCTAGCCAGACTGCTGCAGCCACATATAATAGTGATGGTAATGGATTGAATATAGGTAATGAACCTAGTGACTCTAATGAGTTTAATGGTCACATCGATGAAATAAGAATTACAAAAGGTCTTGCAAGATATACAACGGTTTTCACGCCCAGTGGACCATTTACACCATATGTATAAGATTACTTCTTTTTCTTACTGATGTATTTGATATAAGCATCTTTTTGTTTAGGAATAGCCTCAAGCAGAAACTTGTACATTTGTTCTTGATTCAATGTACACTGTAATCTATTGGCTTCTTCAGCTATAGGTATAAACCTTTCTTCCATACTTAGATATCTACATATCATAAAAGTATTAAAGGCTTGTTTAAATCCAGGCTCCTTGTGGAGATTACCTCTCTTTTGAGAGATAACCTCCTTAAGAATATCAAATGTTGTCATCTAATTAAGATTCCATTACAAAAGAAGTTGTTATTGTATTTTGCCTTAACACTAAATACTTTAGCATCAGGATCTATATTAACTTCTTCTATTGTCATAACTTTGCAAATTCGGTCCTCTTCATCAACACAAAGCGAAGTTTTATTCAACTTATCGACTGGAATGAAGGATCTGTTTGTTGTATAAAATAATGTTTCTTCTGAACATAGTAATGCTCGAGATATGTCTAAACGATTAACAAGAGTTACTCGAAAGACTTTTTCTTGTAAATCTTTACCTGAACATATTTCTTTAATATATTCAAGTGGGGTATAATCATATTGTTTAAACCCGGTATGTAAGCTAAGTACCATTGGAAGGTTCTTGTTGAACTTTGATTTAATATCCCTGATAGGCATACTTTCAAAACTATGTCGACTTCTGATATTTAGCGTGCTTTCAATAATCATGTGTTTAATCCTTTTACATGATGTTTAACATTTGGAGGTCTCGTTCTACCTCTTGATACAAATAATTCGGAATTTCTTTTGGTAAAGTATGATCGTATAAAAAATTAGAGTCTTCTATAAGTGATAAGATACAATGATATGAACAAGTAAATGATTCGCCTATATGTTTAGATACCAATGTTTGAATATCTAAAGTATCCATATCATTATATGATAAAGTATTATAAGTAGCATTCTTTTCAAACTTTGTCCAAATTTGATCAATTAAACGTTCAAGCCTATTTTTATCAACCAATAAGCTTTCATCGGATAATTGATATTTGATTGCTTTAACTGCTCGACCTCTAGCTTCTTTACGCCAGTTATTCCAAGGACGACATGTATTATAAAGAACCCGAAGTTTTCCATAATCCTTAGATTCTTTCAATGCTTCATCAACCCAATATTCAAACATCTTTTGCATGCGGGAGTCGGATAGATCAACGACAAGACCATCATCTTGCATATAATACGCCTTACTATATGTATCGTCGATTATTTTGAGGAAAGCATTGGAGCATAAATCTATAAAATTTACAAGCTCGATATATTGCATTGAATCTTCTCTTTAACAATGTCGGGAGTTATAGTTTTGAAGAACTCTTCCATATCATAAAGATAAACATCTTTTAAGGGGTCCTTCCCCCAATTTAGGTGGATATACCTAAATTCTGACAAATGATCCTGGAAGGCTTTAAATGCATCCTGACCGATACCTACCCATGGGGCGAGGCCTTTCTTGCGATATATTAATAATGGTTCTTTATCAACTTGATCTGCATCTTCACAACATTGAATCCAGAACGATTGAATCGCATCAGTTGTATTGTACTTTAAATGTTTATCTAAAGAAGCACCAGGATATCCGTTCTTAAGTTCCAAGGAAAATCGAGAAGTTAAGAATTCTCCTTCAGGATGAATGGAATGAATATCACCGGAAAGGTTTTTACCTGCAGCTTCAGCATAGATCTTTAAAAGACCACCTGAAGATATCTGTCGCCAAAACAATAATGGTTGAGCTTTACCATGAATCCATTTTGAAAGATACTTGCTAATATCCCTTTCAAAGGCTCCGCCTTTTGAACTTCTAGCCATAAAGTATCTCCTCAATCTCATCGCCGACCTTAGTCCTAATAGATTCAGGAATGTTTCTAAAATCAATAATGAGACGATTGGTTTTATATTGTTCCTGAGCTTCTGGATACTCTTGGAACTTTGTTTTAAGAATTTCTGGGTTATCAATAAATTTCAAAGCAGTCTTTTTACCAAAACCTCTAAACAGTTCAGTATCACCTTTAACTTTTTTGAAGCATGCTGGGATTCCATCTGAACCATCACCTGCCAGAATTTTTAATAGTAAGTCTTTCTTTGGTGACCCAACAGTTTTCTCATTGACAATACCTTCTTGGGTTGTTGTGATAATAACGTTATCATCAATTAATTGCATGAGATCACCGTCACTACCCATAATAACAATAAGACGGTCAGGTTCGCGAGTGCGGATTACATCCTTTGCGATAGCAACAATATCATCACCTTCTGATAATGGATGTTTAAAGAAGTGTCCAAAACCTGCATCTTGTAATTCAGGTAGAAGAATATCTAATGCATAGTCAAAAATAGGACCTCTATTCAGTCCTTCTTTTGGAGTATCCATTCTATGAAGCTTATATTCTTTGAAGTAAGATCGTCGCCAAATATCTTTCTTTCTACAATCAGTTGCATATACAATTCGAGAATTAGGAACAAAGTACTTCTTAGCAAATTTTTTGATTAAACCAACAAAGTTACGTTTGAAGATTGTCATAAAATCTTCATCTTCGCCTAAATTCGCTTTATACAATTCAGCTGGATCTTCAGGAACATCATAATGTCGTTTATAAATGTTTAGGGCGCGGAAAGCCATTGCATGAACAATGTACGAAGTGTCAACGAGAAGATAACCTTCATCGCGATTAAAGGAAGTTTTAAGTCCCATATATTCATCTCTGTTAGAATTAAAATTATTTCGTATTAATTAATAATTCGTTATTTGAATATGTTCAGCAAGAATACAAAGAAAAAGGGTAACAAATGTTACCCTTCTTTTTACATTTATATGATTTAAGACTTATTCGTCGTCGTCGTCGTCGTCGTCGTCTTTGTCATCTTCGTCTTTGTCTTTCTTATCATCGTCTTTGACGTCGTCTTCTTCCTTAGCCATCTTTTTCTTCTTGGCTTCGTCGAGTTCGTCAGACAAAATGCTTTCTACTAGTTCATCGAACTTCTTAGTCATGATCAAGACTCCTTTTCTTCGATCAGTTGATATCTTGCGGAAGATTCAAACATTCCACACCAATCAGTATCAGGCAGTACTACTACCGGGTACTTAGAAACAACAAAATCCTTGTTGCCACGTTCTTGGACAATCAATGGTACTGGAGGGTTAACCCTACAGAACTTTGTCCGAGCGTCATAATATTGACACTTACTACAACACTTATTTTCCATTCACAAGACCTTTCTTCGCGTTTAGCTATTAAATGATCCTATAACTATGCCGGCTGCTTTTTTCCAGTCGCCATTACTGTCTTCGATAGCTTTCTTGACAAGCCCGTCAACCTTTTTGGTATCAACTTCATCGCCGAAAGCTTTTTTAGCAAGCTTCATTGTGAGCTCTTTGAGCTCCTTTTCATTTTCAACTTTTCCGTCGCCATCGTCTTCGCTTACAACTGAGTTCCAAGCTTCCATAATGCTATAATCAACTTTAGTGTGATCAGCAACGATTGATTCTTTAACGAGTGACAAACCGGTATCGCCATAAATTGCAACACCTTTCTGACCTAAACCGTCCGTAAAACCGATCCATGTCAAATCTTCAGTTTGGTTTTCGTTCAAAATAGCGTCACGTCTCTCAGAAACATCGTATTCTTTAACATCATCGTACGATTCAGAAAAAGCTTGAACTTCGAAACGACTGCCAGATGCATCTTCAACAACGCTTCCAACCTGTAAGTTTGTCCCTTCGTTAGCTCGATCTGTAAGTGCCTTGTTATAGGCCTCTAATACAATAGATCTATTGCTTTTCATTAGTTATATCCCATGTTAAAATCATTTCCGTAAGGAAATAAATTTCTAAATGTATTTACAAAAATTACGCCTAAAGTAAGTCTTCGAATTCATATAAGGAGTAGTTAATGCTAAATTCATGTTGAATATTCTCTTCACCAGACTGATAATTCAAGTCAATTGCTCCTAAACGGCTTATCCAACAACCTTTAAAGTTCATTGAGAACAATGGTTTCTTATATTCAGTAAGAAAATACACAGAACAATCTAATAACAGATTATTCAAGCTATCCTCAGGAACATTGTTCTCATTGGATATTTTATTGAACCATTTATAGAGCAACTTATATTGTTCCCAGTTTGAAGATAGCATATAGTTAAAAGTAATACTCTTATCTTCATCTTGGACACCAGTTGGAATCGGGAATGTTCTTCCACGAATCGGAAAACCTACTTCTCCAATAGTCAATTCAGGTATTGAAAAATTAGTTAAATTGAGAGCAACATTATCAACTGAAAATGAGTCGTCAATTTGTTTAAATGGAATTATGAGTAACCATTTATTACCGGTTGCTAAATTGTACGCGTGTGATGGTAAAGGCATATATTATCTCACATGTTAAAGAAGCCTAATGATAATGTTGAAGCTTCCTCATCGGATATAGGTGAAGCTTCATGATCGCCTTTATTATGAACTTCTTCATAAACGTTATCAAGGACCCTATCGGCATCTAAAATTTCATCAGGTTCGTAATTATTAAAATGATGTAACTGACACGGAAACATTTCAATGCCAATTTGCTTATATTCTGCGTCAAAGAAATATTCAAGATATTCCGTTTTCAATATGTATAGCGCCCACGCGGTTGCTAATACAAAGTCATCATGACGACCAGGTGTAGCTCTATATGTAAAGTTACCATTACCTGATTCTTTCTTTTCAAAGTATTCTAATTCTAAATACAGGCTTGAATCAAATATGGCAAGCTCAATCATTGGATGATCAAAATAGGTTCTCATATTTTGACATGCATCAACCTTAATCTTATTATTACTTAAGATACCTAATTGACGATGGCCAATACTTGAAATATTTTCATATTCGTATATCAAATGTAAGAAGTGAATAACGGATGATCCCATATTATTACATTCGATCATTAATGGACAACGATGGTACATATTTCCAATTTTTGCAAATACATATGCAGTTTCAGGCGTTGTAATTTTGTTATTACTAAATGTAGCAACCTGACGAATACCTTCAGATGGTGTCGTGATATCAAAAACAACCCCTACGGTGAAATCATTTCCTGTACCGTCCGCGCAATCTCCACCTAATACATAACAATGACCTTGGATTGGTTCTTCAAAAATAGTAACAGTATAGTCTTTAACTTCCATCTCCCTACTTTCTGGAACAGTAGTACGATATTTCTTTTTCATCTCCATGAGATTCTGAATATCAACTAATGTGTATGAAGATCCGAAGAACTCGTTACCAAACTCTTGATTAAATTTTTTCATATCATAGTTGAATGATACGATTTGTTTTTGCTTCCATTTTTCATCACGATCAGGAACATCCCACCAGTCTATTCGGACTGGATGCCATTGTTCGCCTTCTTCATCCTCAATACCTAATTGAGCAGTATTATAGGTTTCATAAAAGAGGTTACCTGTACCATTAGGTGTTGATACCATGATACATTTGGTATTTGTAATAGATGAGGATATAATCGGATAAACTGATGTCCATAAGGCATCCATAATGTTTGGAGGTATAAATGCACAATTATGACTAAACAAACCATTCGTGAGGTATGTATGACCATGATCAACATTCAAAAGATCATAAACCGGCGTTTCAATATTTTTTATTATTTGGAGTTCACAAATTTTAAGTATATTATTTTTTTCATATAATAATGTTTGGCCGATTTGTAAATCTTTTGCAAATATCCATGTCTTATCAGATAAAAGAATTTTATGATTAAATGTACAAGTTAAAGAAACCGAAGCTTCACATAATATTTTAATAAGCTCAGTTGTATTTGTTTTTTTAATGCCATCAAAATTAGCCCATCCTGTTGGTGTTAATACTTCCCATTCTGTTATTTCTTTAATCATAAGAATTGTTTCATTCCATGTTGAAGTTTTTTATCATATTGTTCATAATTAATTTTGCAAGCGTTATCTTTAAACCATACATTACTAATTTCATAATAAGTGTATATATTGTTTTGACACCATTTAATTAACGCGTTGCGTTTAGCAGTATTAACCAAATTATTACTTAAGGCCTCGGGTTTAATTTCATATATGACTTTATTTTCTTCATCAATAAAGTCAACAATATAATTATGCCAGTCGTTATCGATAGGCGAAATATATTTTATTCTAAGTTTTTCATATTCACAATCAGGATTTAAAATTTGAAAGACGGCATCCCATGAGCTTCGATATTTTTGGTCAAATCCATTTATTTCAATTTTACATCTCGAGTTGGCCCAAGAATTAGTAACACATGGAGTAAACTCACCAGATGCAATTTTTTCTTTCATTGTGTTTGATTGTTTTTTATATGATCCTAATTGCTGTCTTCGTTTGCGATCTTTACATTGAAAAATTGGATCCAAATGAGTTTTATGATTGGACTCTGCTATTTTTCTTTTTGATTCGAGAGTATGCCACGGTAAACCATTATTTTTTCGTGATATATAACGGGCCTTTTTAGTTGCCGCCGATTGTTTTTTCCCATAACATGGGTTATTCTCCCCTAAATTTATTTGAGATAAATGTTTGGATTTACATATAGCATTTAAACATGTTTTGGAATAATGTTGTTTAAAATGCATAATATCATTATCACAATATGGACATTTTGGAAATTCATATAACTCAATACGAATATGATATACTCTTTGTCTGAAAGGTACATCAATTGATAAAAATGATGTTATTTTAATGATATCATCCCACAACTTTTTGTGTCCATTATTATATGCCCATTTTTTATTTGTTCTTCTTGGGGAAAGTCTTATTGTGCCTTCAAATGTAAATGTTTGTAATATTTTATTTATCATAGAGTTATTTATAATAATCGTTGGAATAAATGCTTTCTATAGATACTTGTCGAGTTTCATGTGTAGTTTTATTACGTATTGTTACTTGCGTATCTCCTACAACACATTCGTCAAGAATCAAAATATTACAGGACTTACCACGGGCAGCATCAGAACTTGTTGCACAGCCTTCAACACGACATCCATTTGCTAAAACGATGGCGCCCTTATTCCATTCTACAACTCCAGGCTTTAACCATTTAGGTAATAACTCAAAAGCCAATCGGATACGATGCATGATATCTAAGGCTGTTGCTAATTTATTGGCAAGGATAAGAACTTGTTTGTCCTGATTAAAACACATCAGCCAGCAAGCAAAAATACAATATGACGTAGTCTTGCCTGTTTGTCGAGCAGCCAATGTTATAACACGATCTTTAGCAACGACAGCTCGAATTAATTCATCTTGCTTCTCATACGTTTCAATAATATGCTTACCACGTTTTGGGGAAACAATTGTGTAATACTTATTAGCAAAATAAACAGGATCTTTGCGGCAACGGATGATTTCAGCAACAGTAAACTCAAATAGCTCTGGTGGCATAATAACCTGCGCGCCAGCCGGTTTAAGCGCTGGATTTTTCTGATATTCAAGATGACTATGAAGCTCTTCTAATGCTTGCCTATATTCGCTATATTTTTCTACATCCATAAACTTATCTAATTAATGGGTTTTGAGAAGCAGTATCAACAATTTCTATCCACGCCTCATTATAAACCCAAATTTTGCCTTTCACAGTGTCTGTTTTAAGCAAGCCTGCTCGAGAAAGAGAATATTGATATCTACCAACATCAGAAGGCGGGAGCTGGGAAGTAACACACCCAGTGAATAACAAGATAACAATTAATAATAGCTTTTTCATATCTTTCTCCTATTTAAGCTTAATCTAATATACTACTTATAAGAACATCAAAGGAGCTCTCATCGATTTTTAACATCTTCTTAAGAATCCCAGTTACAACGGCATAATACTGACTGCTGTCCGGATCAATGTCTTTATATTCTTTTTTGGCTATTTCCTTTGCCTTATTCCAAAGTTTTTCAACCTCGGTAGGTTTTTTACCTGCTTTCTTGGCAAAACTAGCAATTGCGGGGGTTGGCATAAGAGATCTCCATTTCTACTACTCGTTTATATTTACAACTAATATAAATAATCAAAACAGGAATACACCTATGAGCAATTACTTAAACTTTAGCGTTACAAGCGAGTCCGACATTATGGATTGGGTTTTAATGCAATTAGGCTATCCATTAGTACGTATTGAAATTACTGAACCTCAACTTCGCATGTGTATTAATGATGCTGTCGAAGAATTCACTAAATACGTGTCCCAGGAACTTGAATATGTAGCATTAAATCTTGAAGAGTATTACACAAGCGGTTTTACGCTTGCCGACAATATAACTTCAATATTTGCATTAGAAGAGAGTACAGTTTATGGTAATACTACTGGTGGCATCAATACTTTATTCAGTGTTCAGAACACCATGTGGAATGCTGGAGTGTTACCTATTCCTGGTGCTGGTGGAGGAGGTTCTTGGGTTGATTATGAATTGGCCCTTGAATACATTGATATGATTAATCGTTTAACTGCAGCGAAGTTCTATTTTGAATATAATGAACGTGATCAGTTATTAACATTAATACCAAATCCAACGGCTAAAGAAATGAAAGGTTATATCGTCATTGGGGCAAATACTATTCGAGAAGACGATAAACAATTCGGTGAAAGCTGGGTTAAACGATATACATTAGCCGAAGCTAAAATTGTCGTTGGTAATATTAGATCTAAATATGAAGGTACTCAAATACTTGGTGGTGGAGTTATTAACTCATCAATTAAAGATGAAGGTTTAACTGAAAAGTCAGAACTATTAGAAGAGCTTCGATCTACCTTTACTTTTACCAAATTCTTCGTAGGTTAAAATGATTAATGTTGATAAAATCAAAAAGAATTTAGAAAAGGCATATCGTCTTGAAAATAATGATAAATCTGTTGATTGGATAAACACTGATGGAGATGGCATTGCTAAATACTATCCCAAGACTCGTGAAATTTATTACAGTGATGATAAAAAGAAATCATGGGTAATCAAAACATCAACAGTTGTTCATACATTATTAGATTTAGGTATAACTACATCAGCACGGAAGCTAGGACAAATTTTAAAGAAAGATTGGGATCCTGATAATATGATCCAAAAGGAGCAATTGAATATGAAATCATTTAGTGAAGTATATGAAGAAGTACTTCAAGAAAAATCTTCTTTGGGCATTCGTATTAAAGCTAAAGAAGATAGTGTTCAAGATGCCAAAAGAAAGCGCAAAGAATTAATTGTAAAGGCCAAGACTCGAAGAGGAAAGGCCAAGAAAGCTCGTAAAGATGGTAATATGGAATCATATAAAACCTGGCGAGATTCTTTCAAAAATGCTATTGAAGATATTGAAGATATTGAAGATCGAATTGAACGTCTTAGAGATCAATTAAAAAATCTTAAACAGCAAACCTTGGTTGGCAAAGTTAAGAAAGCTCTTAAAGGAGAATAATGTCGCATCCTGGAACAATTGATGATCTTAGATTCTTAAAAAGAAATCAGCTTGTTGCAGAACAACAGCTTCAGAAGGATTGGTTCAGAGAACAAATCCATCACTTCGGAGTAGATGCATTTTATTTTAGAAATGATGCAAATCCATATGCTTCTCCATCTGGTACTAATTTTGATTATACTTATGGCGAACAGGATTCAATGTCATATTGGTTGTCTGCCTCAATTATCATTTATGTCGATATGCAAGGCGATATGGCCATCTTAAATAAATTTGGTATTGAAACTGATGGTGATCTAGAAGCTTTTATTCTAATTGATGACTTTACTGATAGTTTTAGAGATTTTGTTGGGGATGCGGCAAGTGATACATTTTCAATTAATGTAACTGGAATATTATCCGGAAGCTCTGGTGATCTTCGCGGCGAGCTTGTTAATTCTGACTTGAGTGGTTATACCGCTGATTCTATTTCAGGAACGGCTCCAGTATCAGGTTCCACAACAATTTCTGGAAACTTTTCAGCAGGATATACTCGCCATGCGGTTAAGTTCAGCGATTATGCTTATAAGACAGGTTCATATAGTGAACGAACAGTCAATGGAACATTAACTG